GACCACGTTGATTGTATTTGTGGTCTCATTTAATCTTATCTGAAAGTTATATAATTCACCAAAACCACCTGTTGTGGTATATCTTTGCCATCCTGTCCATTGAACGACTAATGTCCTATTTGGTGAGGTCCCTATTGTTTGAAATCTAATACCAAATGTTGACCTACTAAATCTAAAATGAAATCCGGTACCTCCACTTGTTGCATTTGCAGAAATTGTTACAGTGGTTGCGGTTTTAGATAATACCGTAGCTCCTGCGGGAATACCTGTACCACTTACCTTATCCCCAACCGATATTAGTGATATGTCACCACCCGTAATTGTAATTACCGCACTACCAGAAGTTCTATTTGCTAATAACGACCCACGTCCTATTAAATCAGCTCCCATTGCTGATATAACATTATTTGACGTTCCTGTTGATAGTGGTAAATAACTACTAGTTGGTAATGATCCTAATGTTATAAATCCATTAGTGTTAACCGCAAATTGAGTATACGTTGTTCCATTATATATAAAATTAAAACCAATTGATTCTAACGCTGCCGAATTATTATCATCTAAAAAATTTGTATTTGACCAACTTGTAAAGTTATCATAGTTGACCCCACCAACTATTGGTGTATAGGTTCCAGTCGATGTTCCAAATGTGTAAGAACTTACTTGTGATCTAACAAAAAAACTTGTTAGTATAACAAAAAAAATAAGTAGAGAATTTTTCATAAGATATCATTTACTAATAAATACTTATGAAATTATTTAGTGTTAGATATTAATTTGATCGGTCGAGCATAATGGTGTTATAAATTAGCTCATAACAAAAAAGGAGATAATTTCTTATCTCCTTTTCTCTTATTCAGTTTAATTGATTATCTCAATTCTCTTAAGTCAAATGTTCTAACTCCATCAACTGTGACTCTTGCGTAGAAACGGTTGTTAACCATTTTCTTAGCGTATCTTGTCATAATACCTTTGATAGGTGTAAAGTTGAATGGATTGTACATTGTAGGTGTTAATTGTAGAGGTACGTACGGTGCGTAGATGTAACCTGTGTCTAACAATGATGTTCCTTTGTGTCCGATCAAAATTGTGTTTGGTGGGAAGTAAGGATCACGGTAAACTTGGTAACGTCCTGACAAAGTACCAACTCTCTCAATACCCATGTTATACTGATCTTGCTCAGGAGATGCGTTAGATACGTGGAAGTATTCTAAGTCATCAAAGATTGCAGAAACCTCAGAAGAAACAACGATCCAGTTAGCTCCACCTCTTAAAGTAGATTTGTGGATTTGTGCCGACAACTGATTGATCGCAGTGATCAAAGTTTGGTTCCAATCTTTTTGAGTATAAGATGTAGTTAATTGTAGTCTTCTCCATCCGTTGTAATCCCAACGTAGGTTCCAAGCCGCTCCTTTACGTAAGTCACGTAAAATTTCACGGTCGATCTCAGCTGCAACTTGTTCTGACAACAATGCCGTCAATTCAGCTTCAGCATCGATGTTATGGAATGCTGCAACGTCTTGTGCTAATTCAGGAGACCATTGTGCTCTTAGTTTTCTTTCTGTAACAGATACAGTAACTGACTCAAGGTCAAAAGAAACTTCACCAATTTGATCTTCGAATTCTAAACTTTTATATCTTCTATAAACAGCTTGGAATGGAGATGATCCTAAAGTGGCTGTATTATTCGTTAATTCACCAATTGTTGTTCCTGTGTAACCATCTAATGTAGTTGCTCCACAATCAGCACATGCTGGACAAGAAAGATCAACTTCTAAATAGATACAACCATCTTGGCTACAAATGTCATTGAAAGAACCACCGTTACCGTTAGTTGGGTAAGTAGTTTGGAATGATGATGATGTAGGTTGTACAATACCTTTACCATAAATTTGAGTAACAACTCTAAATAATAATGGTGCGGATAAATTTGTATTTCCAAGTTCATCTAAATTAGGACAACCTGTAGATCCTGTTAACACACTTAAGTCTGCAACGATTTTAAGATCTGATAAGAAAGTTTCAGTATCGATTTCGTTACCATCAGGTCCTATTAATTTACCAACACCTGCGTTATTAAATCCACAAAGTTTAACAATCATTTTTCTTGTAACTTCACCGTCAAATTGGTTAGTCGCTGCAACTAAGTTTGAACCTGACCATACTTGTGCAATAGCCGGTTGAGTTACCGCAGTCCACTGACCTTTTGAGTAATCGAACAATCCTGGAGGATCTAATCCTGCCTCATTACCTTCATAAAATAAATCATAAAGATTTTTAGTGTATGGTGTTCCTGGTCCACCTGGATATCCTTGGTTAGGATCATTATTACCATCAGCAATTGCTTGTGGAGATCCGATTGGAGAATAGTGAGTTCCACCTGGATTGGCAATTGCAGGGTCTGAATTATACCCTTGTATACGAGGTACAAAGAAGAACAATTTACCGATTGGTAAGTTCATTGCTTGTACTGATACGATATCATTCGCTAACAATTTAGAGAAAACTCTTCTTACGATAGGGAAAACAACAGTTTCGAACGCTCCGTTAGAAGTTTCAGAAGTTGATTCGTTAATCAAGAAAGAAGCTTGGTTTTCATATAACTGTGCTACGTTTTCTTTTAGGTGACCTTTAAGGCCTTCAAGGAATCCTAATCTATCCCATTTGTTAATTGTGTCTTCTTTGATAACTTTAAGGTGTTTTAACCCAATATTACCAACAAGACCTGATTCTAATAATGCTCCCATTTTTATTTGTTTTTTTTGCTTTATTTTTTATTTATGTATATTATAAATATACGTTTGTTTTAAAAAGTTTATTTTATTTTATTTTACCCATTAAGTCTTTCATTCTTAAGAATTGTGGATTTTCGTATGTTTTTGATTCAATTAAATTAACCGAAGATCCCGTAGACGGAGATTTTGTTACGGTTCTATTAAATGATTCGTTAATACTATTATCAGATAAATTATTGTTAGATAATTCACCTTTAAGAATTTGATAAAGATTTTTGGATTCTTTTAAAGATTCAACATTATCGAATCTTCTCAAAATATTTATTTTTTCTGGTTTAGTTGTTGAATGTTCTGTGAACAATCTTGTTGCGTATGCCAAGTTAGAATTGAATACCGCCACCTCATTTAATTTTGTTCTAAACAAATCAAGGGCTTTTCTGTATTCGTCATTCTTTTCTCTTAGTACTTCAACTTCTTCTTTCAATTGACTTGGTGATGCCATTAAGTTTCTTTTTACCTTTCTGTTGTTTGCCAATGTTCTTGAAGCCTCTTTAGTTTCAATTTTTTTACCTTTAGTAATTTTGTTCATAATTTTCATCACAATTTCTGAATTTGGGTCTTCGTTATCGTAATCAAAATTAGCTTTACCTGATTTTCCATAACGTTTAGAACCTTCTTTCATTTTTGTATCAAACCCACCTTCTTGGTTTGGTTTTTTACTATATTTAAATTTTGACGCATTTCCTGTTTTTTGTTTAGATTCCATCATCGACATTTGACTTCTTGTTTTTAGGTTATCCCAATTTAATGAATCTTCCTCAACAAACATTTCATCAAGGTCTTCATAAGTCATATCTTCATCCATATACATTTCACCAAGATCTTCATAAGACATATCTTCATCCATGTACATTTCATCAAGGTCTTCACCTAAACCAACGTCTCCTTCCATTTCCTCACCGATTTCTAACTCATAAATAGTTTCTTCTGGTTCTCTACCAAAACGTCCGCCTTTCATAGATCCAAAACGATCTTCATCATCAAAACGTCCGCCTTTCATAGATCCAAAACGATCTTCATCATCAAAGGTAGAACCCATCATAGATCCAAACTCATCTTCCACTTCTTCGTCACCGAAATAACGACCTCTCATAGTTCCCAACTCTTCATCATTTTCTTCATCATCAAAACTAGAACTCATCATAGAACCAAAACGATCTTCATCTTTAAAACGAGAACCCATCATAGAACCAAACTCATCCTCATCAGATTCATTTAATTTTATAATATATTCAGTGTCATTTTCAGTGTCTTTAAGATCATAATAGTCACCAATTTTTTCGATAGAAACTTTATCATTTTTACCCATCTTAGAGAATACAACCGCAACATCTTCGTCGCTAGCGCCTCTCATGTCGATAGTTTCTTCTTCGTCATCCATGTCAAGATCCATATTAACGTCCATGTCTTCATCTTCGTCGTCCATGTCTTCATCTTCTACGTCCATGTCATCGTCTTCTAGATCCATGTCATCGTCTTCTACGTCAAAAGTTTCCTCATCGTCAACATTAACGTCTTCTTCGTCATCAGGCGATACAATATCAACCTCTTCTTCGTCATCAGTGTCAACCTCATCTTGTTCTTTCAGAGATTCTTTTACTAGTGATTTGATTTCTTGTCTCATTGTCGAAGCAAGTATTCCTTTTGCGTTTTCTTTAAGAGCGTCTTCTAAATTTTTCATTTGGATAACTGCCTCTTCTACTACTGTTTTTCTACTCATTTATAGTTTGTTTTATCAAATAAATATTATGAGTTTGTAAAAAATTCAGTTTTTATTAATATAAATAAAAAAAGGAGGTATTATTAGTACCTCCTTTTCAAAATTTTAAGTTTTTTATTTATTCAATAACCTCATCAATCTTACTTTCTGTAATTGAAGTAATTCTCCAATCCATTGTGTAGTGTTCGTAAACTTTGGTTACTTTTGCCTCAACATCCGTTGGGGTATACCCTAAAACTAATTTTTCTTCTTTTACTTTTTTTACTTTTCCTGATTCACTATCTAATAAATCAGAAGCAATTTTTGCTACAAAATATTTTTCTCCTTGTTCCATAATTTTTTTATTTACCCAAATAATCGGTTAATCTTTTCATTAAGTCAAGAGATTTATTTCCGGATTCACCAACATTTCTTTCTACTGACATTTTTTTATTTTCTTCTAAATTCTCATCAAATTTTGATCTGTCATTTTTATCTAAGAATAAATAAGCACCAGGAGTTGATGGTGAAGACACTAAATCAAAACATATAAGTTCAAAATCATCCTGTACTTCGTTTTGTTCTCCAACCTTTTTTAATGATCCTACACCACGAGAGGATATACCTAAAGTAACTCCTTGTCTTAGGTAATTTGCCGCTAAGTCACCTTTTGTTGAACATATACCACTTTCATGAAATCCTGGACTTGTAAGTAATCTCAATTTACCTAAAAGAACCGGACCATCCCACCAAACTTCGGTGATAATGTGTGAAACTCTATCTAAATCAATTAATGATGATTCAGGGTGATTTAATTCAGAAAGAGAGGTTCCCTTATCGATCATTTTTTTATAATTCTCAGATTCTCTTTTTAGAATTTTTTCAGGGTAAATTCTACCGTTTCTATTTGGGGTATCGTATTTTTGTAATACCGCATAAAATTCAAATGGTTTTGAATGGTCTAAATTATTATTATTAGACTCAAGTATATATTGATTGTTTACAGTTCTTGGATTAATGTATCCCGCATCATATTCTATAAGAATGCCCTTTCCAATTTCATTAGGTCCTAATATTTTCATTTTAAAGTTTTTTAATAAATATTAAACTTTTTCGGTTTTTACTTTTATTACCTTAGAATTTCCATTTTTAGTTAAATAACATTTAAAATATTCGTTCTTATTTAAGACATCATCGTATATGTTTTTTACTAATAATTTTAATGATTTTTTTAATGCTAGTGATTTAAAGTCAATTTCTTTAATTAGATATAAGTTAACCTCCAAATTCATGAATGATTTTTTCTTTAATTGTAATCCACTTGTTCTAAGATCCAAATCAACAATAAATTTTTCATCAAATATATTTTTATCCATGTTTTGATATAAGGAGTGTTTAATTGCCCTATTCATATTTAAGACAACCCTTGTCCAATTTTCAGAGTCTTTTTTAGGTTCTACCCAAGTTTGTAAATTTAAATAGAGTGATTTAAATTCTTTCGAATCAACAGTTCCGTAAGTTATTTTTGACGTTCTGAACCCGTTGATTTTTGAGGTTTTTCCTTTTTTCATATTTTTTTTTCATAGTAAAATTGTTTATTTTGAATAAGTTTACTTAAATTTGTTATATATATCAAGGTAAACAAAATCAATATAAATTTATGTTAATAGTAAAGGTGAAAAAAGGAGATATCGAACGATCTCTAAAAGAATTAAAAAGTAAAGTTATCAAAACAAGACAGAATAGTATCTTAAATGATTTAAAAGAATATAAAAAAAAATCTGTCATTAATAGACAGATTTTAAATAATTCAAAATATAAACAAAAGAATTTTAATTAAAGACTTTCATTTAGATTTTTTAATTTTATATAGGAGATTTTATCAAAAGATTCATTTTTAACCTTTTCAATAGTTTCCTTAATTGCCCCAACAGTATCAGGGTCTGAGTCAGAAGATAATATATTCTCAAGTCTTTTTATTGTGTTTTCTTTAATGAAGTCAAATTTAATTTCTAACTTATCGTTATCTTCTTTTAATAAACTAAGTATTTCTTTTTTTTCTGACTCACTAACATTAGATAAATAATTTGTAATTGTATCATTAGCAACTTTAACCATACTTTCTAAAGGAAGTGAAACAACCTCGTTATTAGAAAATGGTTTGGATGACTTAAGACCTTCAACAACAAGTTTTCTACTTTGTATTTTACTTTCCAACATAACAACATTACTTGAAAATAGGTTGTCTATTTTTTCGTATTCGTTTTTTGTGTTAACGTTATTTAACCATAAACTAATTTCTTGGATGTCCTTTTTATTAATTTTGTTTAATGCGTTCTCATATATTGTTATTGACCCATTAATAAAATCATTCGCCACTGATTCGGACAAACCTTTATTAGATGAAAGTTCATCATATAAATAATAAATTTTACTTATATTTTTGTTCTTTTTAACCAATTCATTAAAGATAAAAATATTATCTTTTAACGTGTTTTTATTGTATGACTCAATTAAACACTTTTCTATTTTAGATTTTAAAACACCAAATTTCATATTTTTTTTTATTATAAATATTAACTGTTTAGTAATTTATCAAGTTCTTGTTCTATATCCCCTAAAGAATTTGACGCCTTTGATAAATCAATATATTCATCCCCAAATATATCATCACTTTCTAAAAGTAAGTTTAAATTATTTTTCTTAATACTTTCAGGGATTGGTGGTCCTCCTGCCGACTCTGCTCCTCCAGGTGGTGGAGGTGGTCCTCCTCCCATTGGTGGAGGTGTTGACCCTCCTGCTGCTGGATCGGCACCCGCAGTTTGGGTACTTCCTGTTTGAGTTTTATAAAGTTTATCTACAGTATCAAAGAATCCTGTGTGAGTAATTATTGTTGGTGTATTTGCCAATTCGGCTGACACCGCCCTTTCTAATCTTATTTGTTGTAATTCTAATTTAATTTCTTCATCAGAAAAACCAAAAATATGTTTTTTAGCCCAAGTTGCGGATGTAGGTTGTAGTGAATTTGGAATTTCTGTAACCATATCCTTATACAATAAAACCTTTTCTTTCCATACCTCAACCATTAATAGATCGGCCTGTTTAGATGGGTTAGTTAAACCTAAAGTAAAGTTATTTAATTCATCCTCAAACCCAAGTAAAAATAAATGTATAATCGCAATTTTATTTAATTCCGAAATTATACTTTTTTGTATTTTATGAATAGTTCTTGCAAATCTAATATCTAATAAAGATAAATTTTTACCATCACCCACCGCTTCCTCAAAACCTATATACGCTTTTGGTATTCTTAATGCGGTTAATAATTTCTTTTGGATATATTCAATATCAGCAATCTCAGAAAGATTTGCGGCTCCCGCCAATGTCTCAATAGGCATTGTCTGTGTTGCGTCCCTAACAGGAATAAAGTAATCTTGATCTACCGCCATTTGGTTGAAACGTAAATCAACATTACCTGTTTTAGAATCAACAATTTGATCTCGTTTAAATTTATTCGCAACTCTTTGTACGTAAGCCTCAACATCTTTATCGTCCATATTACCAACAAAGACTTTAAATACTCTTCTTTCGGGAGCTCTTGATGTTCTATAAATTAACATAGCATCTTCCGCTAATACAAGTTGTTTCCATATTCTACGAGCCTTTTCTAACATTGATGTACCATATGGTAATTTTCTATCATCACCTAGCAATCTAAAATGGGCCATTTCCCAAGTGTTAAACTCCATATCCTTATTTTTCCAAGTAAACCTTAAGTTTTTCTCGTTTTTTATTGATGGAGTGGTGTTCATAGTTCTGGCTTCCATGCCTCTTTCTAATCTTTCAATTTCAATATTAGGTAATTGCATACAACTTACAATACCTTTTTCAGGATCAAGTTTTAAGTAAACAAAGTTATCACCATACTTACACATGTTTCTTACCCACATTTGTAAGTTTGTATTAATATCTAAATTATTATTAAATAAATCTACTAAGATACTTTTAATTCTTTGTGATTCAGAATAAACTTGTAATATAAACCCATCATGGTTTGATGTTGTTGACTCCTCAGCATATATATCCAAGGCCGTTGAGATTTCTGGAGTATATTCCATAGATTCGTAATCGTAGAATGCAGAAATTCTGTTTGGTTCATAATATACCGCTTGACTGTATAAGTTATTTTCAATCTTTTTCCAATTATCACTTAAAAATAAAGTTTGTTGTATTTCTAATTTCTCTTTTTCAAATTTAGACTTATCGGTAGTCTTTAATATTTCTTTTTTATCAAACCTATAGGTAGGATCATCCATCCCTAATAATGAATTAGGTCCGAACGTTTTGGATAATCTTTGCCAAATCGTTAAATTTTTTTCGTTTTGTTCCATAATTAAAATTTAACTTATAATTTTTTTTTATAAAGTTTATTGTCTTATATTATAAATATATTCCATTATTTTGTTGTGGTGGTTGTTGTTGTGGTTATTTCTTCAATCATATTATACTGACTTTTCTTGTTAAAAGTTGGTTTAATAACTTTAACACTATAGATACCTTGACCTGTTATAATTAAGTCTGAACCCGCAAATATTTTACCACTTTTTTTTCTCTGAACACTACCCATAATTATAAATATTACCTACCACCAAATAACCACCCGTATTTAATGTAATCATCTTTTGTAGCGGCATTAATTTCCCTACCAAAATTATCTCTTTTAACATTCATGTTAGGTAACAATGGATTAAAGTGAGCCTCTTTTGCAACAGAATCATTTGACGCTACGGTCCAAGACTCCAACATAACCTTAGCTTGTTGGGCAACCTTTTCTAATTTTGTAAAGGAAGACTCCCCAACATAAATCGCCATTGATATCCCCATGATAAGGTCATCATGTTGTCCTCTTTGGTGATCTGGTCTACCATTTACATATATAAAAGTGTTCATTTCATTATATAATCTAACACTTTTTATTTTAAATTTGTGTCTAACCGCCTCCTCAAATGCCGCAATTATTTGTACTCTTTTGTTATTAAAGTTAATTCCGGGGATTTTATCCACCGCCTTACTTGCATTAGCCCATATACTTGTGGTATCAATACCCTCAACGTATAAACTTTTGTATCCTAATTCTTGTAATTTTCTAACTGTTGTTATTCCCATACCTCCGGTGATATCGACAACAATAAACGCATTATACATAATCCCCCATTTATATGCGATCTCAGCAAGAGAATCAGGTGGAATTTTACCAACGTATTCAAAAACTTGTTCTCTCGCATCAAAATCAATAATTTGTATTGAACTAAAATCCTCACTATCCCCTCTTGATACGTCAACCCCCATTATGTATTTATTGCCCAATATTGGTTCTTTCCACATCCATAATGAGTTACCCATTAATTTACCTTCAGGTTCTAAAAGGGTGTTATTTTTTATTTCCTCTAATTGTTTATTATCAAATACATTATCCCCTGAACCTAAGAACTCACAATTTAACTCTTGATTGATCTTCCTCTTATCGTACTTTAATTTTTTAACCATTTTTTCGTACCAATTTGAACACGGTTTGTATCCCTCTTTAAAGTATTTAGATATTTCCGTATGATCCCTAACATACGGGTCAATATGTGCAAAGGAGACATGTTTAGACTCATCCTGTTCATCTTTATTTAAAAGATAATGTACAAGATCATCTGTAGGAACTAAAAACAAATCTTTGGCGTATCTTGGATCTCTCCACCAAAACATTTCAGAAATTTTAAAGTTATTAAAACCTTTTAATGTTTGATCATATATTTCATAATATATTGGGTCATAACCATTTGGTGTTGATACTACAATTACTTTACCTCCAGTAGATAACGAGGCCATACAAGCCGGCCAAAAATCACTATCGGCCTCGATAAATGCCGCCTCATCAAACACAAGAATGGTTGGGGTAAATCCACGTAACGCATCTTTTGATGTTGCTACCGCCTTTACTTCACTACCATTATTTAATTTATAATGTTTTTGTGAGTTTTTATCTATGGAAAATCCAGCACCAACCCACGAAGGCCATTGATCAACAAACGCTCTTATTTTATTAGCCATTTCCATTGAGGTATCAAGTTTGTTGGCAATTATTAGAATTTTTTCAGGTTGGGTCTTTTTTGCAAAAACTAACCTTTTTGATACCCAAGCCGCAGTAACGGTAGAAACTCCTGCCTGTCTATATTTTAATGCAATGTTCTCTTCGTAGTCCTCGTAATCTTTCAATAAAGAAACTTGATCAGGAAATAGTTGTAATGGTACGTATTTAGATACTGTATTATCGTATGTTTGTAGATATGTTTTTAAGGCGTATTCCGTATCTTTCATACACCTAACATATTCTAACATCACTTGTTCTTTTGTTAAACTCATAAAGTTTTTTTATTATAAATACTTTAAATAGTTTATTTAATAAAAAACCCACCTTTTGGGTGGGTTTACTATTTTTAATTTTTAGTAGTATAAATCATCATCATTATCATAATTATATTCATCATCCTCATCATCTTCACCTTTAAATCTCTGATATTCCTTTTTAGCCTTTTCAAAAATGTCCTTAAATTCTTTAACCGCTTTTGCGTTATCTTCTTTTCTATTTGAAACAACATTTGCAATTATTTGTTTTAGGAATCTTTCCGCCGGTACCTCATAAAGGTTCTTTTCAAAGAACGGCATATAAATACGACCATCAGGATCTAAAACTAATTCTTCAGGTAACATTGTTCTAATTTTTCTTGCTAATTCAGCACCAATTCTGAAGTTCATTGGTTCATGTTCCATTGTGTCAGTTTGACTAATAACTTGTTGTGCCATTTCAGGATTCATTCCTTTCCACTGTTGTCTTGCGGTAACCATACCAAATGCTTTATCAACTTCATGTAATAGAATTGGGAAGATTAATCCATTTGCAAACCAAGTATCTTTATCCATTTCTTCACCACTTTGGTCGTCATCCTCATCTTCATCGCTTTGTTCTGGTTTGGCTTTACCTGCCGATCCTGCCGCATTACCCCCCAACATTTCAATTAGTTGTTGGTTGGTAAAATACATTAAATCATTTGCTCCCATAATTTTATTATACAATTCATATAAAGATGGGTCTATAGCGTCTAATCTATCTTTATATGCCTGATAAGCGTATTGACCTCTTTTTGCCTTACCCATCACATATGCATTTATAACGTGTCGTTTTTCAATCTCCAATTGTTTTTCTTCTTCTGGAGTTAATTCATCAATGTCAAATGAAAAGTTTGCGGGTATTGGTAGTTTTTCATTTTTTTTAGGTTTCATCTGAAATATAGTTGGGTCTATAGATTGTTCCCCAAGGAAAGTTAAAAGATTCATCAATTCAAATTCATAAATGGTCCCACCATCCTTAGATTTTCTTTTTTTTACAAGACCTTCCCTTAACGCATTTTCCATTGTAATATTATTAGGCATCCAACCATTTTCTTTGGCCTTAATTTCAACTGCAAGATCTCTAAGTTTTTCTCTATGTCTTGGCTCTTTGGTCATTGCTTGTCTAACCGCCATCATTTGTTCCATTTGAATCGCGGCCATTACCGAAGGATCTGTTATATTTCTTTCAGTGGTATAATATCTTTTTACGTAATCAACAATCTCTTTGAATCTGTCTCCTGATAACCTCTCAACATCAGATACTCCTCCTTGAAACCCTCTATTTTTTGCATAGATACTTTCGGGATCCTCAATCTTTTGTTGTACTCTAGGGTCCATTCTTTCTGGATAATCCCCATAATCAACAGGAGCCTCGTTTATGATTTTCCTCACTAACTCTCAATATATTTATGTCCCATTAGTTAAAATTTAATATGTTCATTATTGCATCAATGAAACCACTTTGTTGTTTTTCCATTTTTGCTTTTGGATTTTCCTTAACATCAGGATTAGGATCTTTAAAAGGATTATCCCTTCTTCTTTCTTTTTCCTTAGTTCTTTCTTTTTCCTTAGTTCTTTCTTTTTCTTTTGTATTTGCTTTAGGTTTTTCTTCTACGTCAGGATTAGGGTCTTTAAAAGGGTTACCCTTTCTTCTTTCTTTTTCCTTAGTTCTTTCTTTTTCCTTAGTTCTTTCTTTTTCTTTTGTGTCTTCCCCTAAAGAAGAGATTCTACCAATAGGCCTTTTCATACTTTTCATTTCAATTCCAGATTCGTTTGAAAACATAGACATTTTTTTTGGGGTTTTCAAAAACATAGAATTAAATTTTTCTGTTTTTTCAGATATTGTATTAATCATTTGACCTTTTGTAAACGTTGGGTTCACATATTCATCCAACATGTTAACAATTCTATCTTCTAAAAATCTTTCTAAATTTTCATTAGTTTTTTTAGTTGTTTTTTTAACCGTTTTTTCGGGATGTTTTTTTTCTGGCATTTTTTTATAATCTTTTTTAGATGTACTATCAGAAAATTCTTTAGCCATGTTACACCATTTTTCTTTTGTTTTTCCTGTACTATTTTTACATTTTGACCAAAATAATCCTTGTTGGGATTTTGATTCAAATTTCTCATCTAACTCAACTGAAGCGTTTGGGTCTGCTTTTGTTACCATAGCCTGAACTGCTTCCATATCTTTTGGGTTTTTTGTTGGTTGATATACAGTCTTTGTTACCGCTTCTTTATTCTCTTCTTTTTTTGTAAATTTTTCGGATAATACCTTAATTTGTAAGTCATTTAAATTACTAATAGTGTTAAATGACAATCCGTGTTCTAACAAAGTTAAAATATGATTTTTAGGATTCATATACTGCTTTTTTATCAAATTCAAGAACGATATCTCGTTCATATAGTTTATCTTTTACGTCTTGTTCAGTTTCCCCAAACTTAAATACTAATCTTTTTGTGATTGAGAAATCAATTTCATTTGTTTCTTTTTCCCAACCTATGGACAGTACCCCATCCATTGAATCCATCATTGAAAATACGTCTGAGTTTTGAACCAATTCTAATAAGATTTCCCCATTAATTAATGATCCAACCTTTTTTATATATTCAAAGTCAGGTGGTGATGGGTAACCATTAGATGGTTTTGATTCCCAATTCTCACCCCAAACATCTAAAGTTTCTGAAAAAATAAATTCATAAATGTTGTCTCCCTTATAATTGGGTCCCATACCATTT